TGTTCTTGTAGCTTAAAAAACTCGGTCAGGTTTCTGACAATGTCAATCTTGACTTGTGTCTCATCAACTGCGACATAGGCTTGCTTCTTTTTCGCCAAAGGCTTTGCTTTGGCGGCTGGCTTTGGCTTGCTGCCAAAGAACGCAAGTAGCTGATTCCAAAAGCCATATGCCTCTTTTCCAATTTCAATGACTTGGTCAGCCGTTGCCTTAATCTCAACAAAGGATTCCTTGGCTTGCTTGTACAGCTCGCATCCGGCTTGGATGTTCTTAACCAGCCCAGCGGCAAGCAGACAGATGCTGATCGGATCAATTTACAGCCCCTAGAGCTTTAAAACAAGCGTCATCAGCATACCAATGATGGCTGCACATGACCCTATCAATATCTGCTCAATGCGCTTGAGTCGAGCGTTGATGCTCTCGTATCGAAACTCGCACACCTGTTCATGCGTGTCTAAGCGTGCTTCAACTGGTGTCATGGCATTGCCGCCTTAATCTCATCAGTGGTGGTTGCCGCATCAATCGCTGTCTGCATGGTGGCGTACTTCTCACGCACAACTTGCCTTGCCGCTTCTGCCGCTGTTGCTTCAGAGGGAATGGTTGCCTTGATGTCCAAAGGTGCAAATTCAGCAGATCGTGCTGTGCGTCTAGCATCATGGGCAATGGTCTTTGCTTTGGTGATGTTGATAGTGATCATTCTGAATATTCCCATGCGTTGCGAAATGTGCGGTCTGATGGAATGTCAGCCACATCCACAATCTTGTAGGGTTTGCCTTCAGGCACTCTCATTTGGGCAAGCACCTCCATTGTGTTTCCTTCTTGTGCAAGCCACTCAGGTGCTGGAACAATGATTGCAACACCATCGTCTGTTGGGTAAATAATTCTTGAGTTCATGATTGTCCTTCAGCGGAAGATTGCTACATTAACTTGTTCTGCATCTTGCAGAGTATTTGCCAAAGTTCGTATGGCTATTCTTTGAGTTGTAGTTGTATTTCCTGACTGAGCCGCAATCCTTGCCCCGCTTCCAGCCGTCCCCTCGCCACTACCATAAACAACCGAATAATTTGCATCTGACATCGCAGTCGTGAAATTAACTGTGTATTCACCAGTGCCGTTATCCGTAATGTTGGTCACATTCCCGCTTGCACGAATTGCCACAGTACCTGTGCCGTTGAAGTTCACCCAAGCACGACATGAGTAGTTGATGCCATCAATGTCACCAGCGTTTGTTGTGATACCTGCTGAACCATCGATTACTGTACTCATGCCCATGCTCCTACTGAAGTGTTAGAACCGGATGCGCCAACTGGTGCAATGCGGATGTAGCTACCAATGGCAGTTGAGTAAGCCCCGCCCGGTGCGGCTGACAGTGTGTATTGCGGAATGAATGTTCCGCCAGCGTTGACTGATACTGTGCCTTTAATCAAGTGCAGTAAAAAAAGTGCCGCACTTGTATTTCCGCCTGTTAAAGCCGTTGCAGATGCAGTTTGAATAAACGCTTGAACAGTGTCAGAGGTAGCTAAGTTTGTAAAACTTGTTCCGTTGGTTTTTGAAATTACTTCGTACCCAATGTTATTTACTGATGCTGTTCCACCAAAACCCATAGAAAAGGTATGTGAGGTAGTGCCCGCAGATTTGCTGTACGCCACCATAAGTTCAAACTCATACACAGTGCTTGCTGACAGTGTTACACCAACACCAAATATGTTTTGTGCGCCAGTAGCGTTTGCGCCAGCCACCGCAGAATTCAGTCTGTAATACTGTTGAGTCGGCACAATGCCTCGTTGTGTGCCAACAGGTGTGCCTGTAAAGATCGGACTGGAATACTCGATGTTGCCAGCGGCTGGTGTACCAATCAGCGTGTCAGAAGTTAAAGCAAGTATTGACATGATTAGGCCTTTGGATATTTGTCTTTGACTGCCTGAATTGCGGCTTTCCATGCGTCCATGCCGCCATGAAACAACAAGTCAAATTGGTCTGCAAATGGTGGGTATTCTGATGCTCGCTTTTGTGCGTAGGTCAATGGCACGATTTGGGTAGCACGAATTGCATCAGCTTCCTCATCAGTAATGGGTGTGCATTGTGGTAACCAGATCGCTGGGTCATCGCCTTCGTCAAGCCAATACAGTTTGTTTTCTGAGTCTTTGAAATGTGGCATTGTTTATCCTTATCTAAGTTCAGCCCAGCTATTTTTAACAGGAGTGCCGTTACCACTAACTGAATATGTACCACTTGGTGCAACTATAAAACTTGTCCATGAACTAAAGTTAGTGGCAGAACCCGGCGTGACTTGTATAGTTACTCCATCTACAACAACAGTTATAGTTATTGCGCCAGTAGAACTATACGCACTCACAACCACAAAAATAGGTTTTCCTGTGGTATTGGTATAAGTTGTTGCCAAAGAACGACTTGAAATCACATTTTGCCAAGTCTGCCCAATACCAATCACATCGCCCTGCAATGCCACTGTTCCTGTCGTTGCTTGCAAAGTCAGCGTATTTGTACCCGAAACCGCAGGCGCTGATACTGTGATAGCCCCGCTGGTGTCTCCTGAAATAATTACTGATGACATATTTTTCTTCTCCTTTTAGCCAATAAATCTTGAGGCAATGGTTTTCCAACTGAGTTGTAGTGTTCAATTATTACATTTGTTGCTTCATCTTTGGTGTGATAAAGGCCTAGATAAACTCGTTTTCCATCAACAGTCGCTCTAGCTTTAAATGTTCCTCTTCTGCCTATGCAATTTTCAAAATGCCATCTCTTTAAAGATGTTTGACCACCCTCTTGACCGCATTTAGGACAAGATAAAATTTTGTGTTTATAGCCAATCAGTTTTTTTGCTTTTTTATTTCTGCTTTCTGGTGATTGTTTATAGTTAATCACTCCTCTGCCGCCATCCGTTTGATTAACCAAATCAAAACCCATATCTTTAAAACACGCAATCAAAAATTCCTCATGCTGATAAGCCTCTTTTTCGGTAGGCCAGTCAGCAAGAATTTGAATATTTAAACCACGCTCTTGCTCAATTTTTTGTTTCCACAAATAACCTCTATCAGAGCGTGAAAATGCTCTATCTTCTTTACCTTTACCAACATAAAAAACTTGATGTTTTGGAGTTGAATGAATGTATGTATAAAAACTCACAAAACCACCCACCTTGCACCGCTCGGAATAGTAACCGTTACCCCGCTATTAATAGAAATAGGGCCAACACTGTGTGCGCTGTTTGATGTGCTGATTGTGTAATTGGTGGTCACGGTGCGCGTGTTCTCATAGAACACCGTATCAGCACCGCCACCAGTTGCACCGCCACCCACTGAAGACCACACAGTGCCGTTGTAGCCTTCAAACTTGTTCAGGCTGGTGTTGTATCGGAGTTGACCGGCTGCTGGTGAACCTGGCCGCTGTGCCGTAGTGCCTGACGCAATCTTGATGGCATCGGTTGCCGAGACAGTGAATGTGCCAGAGACAGATGCTGTGCCTGCCACCGCCAATGTCTTGCCTGCGCCAATGTTCAAGCCAACTGATGTGCCAGTGCCTGCGGCAGCGAAAACGGCATCAACACTATCCAAATCGGTGTTGATTTTTGTGCCCCAAGTGTCAGTACTTGCACCAACTTCTGGCTTTGTCAGCAATAGGTTGGTCGTAGTTGAGTCAGCCATTCTTAAATCTCCTTACGCGGCTTCTTGCCAAGTGATTGAATTGTCTGCTAAATCAGACCAGTTTTCTGAGGTGTCTGAAACTGGTGTCCAAGATTCCGAGGAATCAGGCACTACGCCCCATCCATATCCAGTCATTGTGCCAACCGATCCAGCCGCCTCAACGCCACTGATCGACACCATGACAGACATACTGAAACCGATTGTGCCAACTTCGCCTGTACCCTCAACGCCTGTAATGGCTTGAAGTGTGAGAACCGCACCGATCACCGTTCCAACACCACCAGTGGCTGCATTGCCTGTGATGATGGGTGAGGCAAATAGAGAGTTGACAGCGCCAGTGGCTGAATTGCCAGTGATGGCCACAGTCCTGTTGATGCCGACTGTGCCTACATTGCCGGTAGCAATCGTGCCATCTTCTTGAATGGAAACATTGGTCAGCAGCGTGCCAATGGCAGTAGTGGCTGAATTGCCACTGATGACAACATTGCCTATGCCATAGACACCAAGTCCATAGTAGCCTGTTCCATAAGCAGCCATGCCGCTGCTCCTCGGTTAAGCCAACCGGATCAGGCCGGTGCTTGCGTCATTGACAGGCATGGTCAGTGTGAATGTTCCTGCCGTCACGGTCTGACTGCCAAAGGTATGCACGCTCACCGCCTTGTCGGACTGACTTGAGTTATAGATCAACACGCAATCAAATGCGGTTGACAAGGTAACTGCGGCGTATGTGATGCTGGCGCTTGGCGTGACAAACGCTGTCGTACCGCTGGTGCTCGGTGGAGTGCCAAATGTGACGGTGACACCACCTGCGGTATAGCCTGAACCCGAAACCTCTCCAGTGGTCGTATATG